ATGCAATTGGCGGGTGTCTCAGTCGACTGCCCGGTTCGTCATTACGTGACTAATCGGTTCTTAGTGCCAATATGATTGAATCATCTGACAAGAACGTACAAACTGGTGCCAAAAAAGCACCCGGAGCCTGCACAGGGTTCCAACACATGGCTACCAGCGCCACAAAGTCTGGCCTCCTCTTCCTCCGTGCAATTTACCTGCCGGTTGGTCCTCTCTCGCGAAAGGACCACCGCCTCTTTTTTCCAAGTCACAAGGCCCTAAAGGGATCTTCTTGTAAGGAAAAAATGAAACAGGTTAAATTGCACCTTTCCGCCCCGCTAATCGCCACACTCCAAGGCGAACACTTCTTCTCCGTCCTGAGTCTTGAAGACTCCCTTTCTTTGGCCGCTGCAGTGTCCTCAATCACCAAATCACTTCCTAATAGTTGTGATTGTATGGGTGATTCACTATACAGCGACCTTAAGAAGGTCCTGACTGCCGGCCCTCGCAAGCTTCCGGAAGGCTATATTGCCTTTGCCCGTGAAGTTGTGAGGGAACTCTTTCCTCGAGGTATTAAACCCAAGAAGATTGAGAGGCAGGCGAGGAATACGGTTCCCCCCCTCAAATCCACTACCACCGCCCCTCGTTGCTGTGGTGGTTCTTACGCATCCTGGCACGGACGTCGTGACGAGTACTGCTCGTCCGTCAAGTCGCCGGATATTGTACATGAACCAGAGTTTATGATTGCCGGTGATGCCGGTAAACCCAGAGCTCTGGTTAAGAACCATCACAGTTACCTCCTCCTACGCCCCCTTCACAAGGTCATCTATGACCGCCTCTCGGAAGAAGATTGGCTTCTCCGTGGTGAACCTACCCCGTCCAGGCTGGACCGGGCTGGTTTTAGACCACGAGAAAGATGGTTGTCGGCTGATTTCGTATCAGCGACCGACAACATTCCTACCGAGGTGGCTGAAGCCATCATAGACGAACTTGCCTTCCTCTCCCCCTCTTCGCTTTCCCCCCTTTTTTCCGAGGCCCGTAAAAGCCTCCGTCCGACAGTCACTCTCATAGATGATGGGCCTGAGGCCGAGGGTGAGGTAAAGGATAGTTTCGTGGTTTCCCGGGGGCAACTCATGGGAAACCTTCTATCCTTTCCTCTCCTCTGCTTACAGAACCACATCTCCTCAGAGTATGTCAGCAGACTTGTCGGTGAGACTCCGGCCAAATTAATCAATGGTGATGATTTGGTCGTGCAGTGCTCGGAAAAATGGGAACAAAAATACCGTACCTTGGTACCACAACTTGGTCTTGAGCTGAACGAGAAGAAGACGTCGTACACGTCCTCGTTCCTTACGATCAATTCAACATACTTCACACGAAACCTGGTAATGATACCTTTCGTGCGATGTGGTGCCCTGAGTACGAGAGACCCCCGGTCCGTGGCTGAAGCTGTGCAGTCACTGGTTCGGGGTTTTTCGTTCAGGAAAGGGAGTAGGGGGAGAGCCGTACACAAAGCTGCCCTGGGGCACTTTGAAAGGATTATCCGGACTTCAAAGCAAACAATGAAGAGTCTGGGAATCCGTTTCAAAGGAACTAACACGGTTCCTCGAGCTTTGTGGCGGAGAGAAAAGAAACATGACGGGGGCGTCATGCTGAAGAAGGAGGAGGAGGGATTCCACCAGAAGATGGTGAAGCTGACGGACACCGGGTCCTCCAGGCTCTCATCACTTGTCAAGAATAAGGAAATTGCGGAGATAGTGGTCCGCGAGACGTGGGAACTTGGGCCTTACCAGAGGCCCGAGAGAATGAAAATGTCGGCGGTAGTGAAATTCCTTAGAAGTAAGGAGAATCGCTGCTTCCGGACAAAGGAACATGCGGAGCAGACGCGCAAAGGTCTGTATCCCTGTGTTCAACAAAAGAGTGTGATTGTACCTTCCTCACTAGAGGAATGTCTTACACAATGTCACGAGCGTTCCTTTCTGCAGTGGGACGAAGTAGTCATTGATGGTGAAAACCATCGTATGCCCTTCGTGAACACTATAGAATGTGAACTCTGTGATCGTGTGGAAGGATTCCTCGAGGATGAGAGGTGGGTACAAGAAAGGGAGTGGGAAGCGGGGGAGGCCAGGCGTGTAAAAGCGCTGGTGGATTGCGAACCGCCACCTTATGTCGAGGATATTGATGTATCGGACTTTGAAGATACTGTCCGTTTTATCCTGACATAAGGGGGGGGTTCCGGGTGTGTTGAATGCCAGCATTCATGGATGGTGGATGACGCATGTGGCATCACCAACCGGAGGATGGGAGATATCGGCCTTCGAGGTAGGTGAGGATATCAGCCGTAATGTCATGCAGGGAGGCATGTTTTCTCGTTTAAAGCCCCAAAAGCGCTGAACCATTGACAATGGTGTGCATTAGTAGGGTGGGTTAGGGAAATGAGGTCCAAGGCAGTTAGTCGACTTAAGAGCAAGTCAAAGCTTGTATGTCCGGCTAGAGCAAGACCAATGTACCGAATGGGAGGTTGAGATGAGAAATGATAAGAACGTCGTAAATATTGTCCACCAGGTTTAAAGTAGGATGGAGGCTTCGTTTGAGTAACGCGTATAATAGAGTACGTATCCTCAACAGTCCTACCCGTGGTGGTGGCCACCTGTTGTATACCGGCTCCGGCCAGGTAACATCGGTAAGGGTGGAGTTCTTATTATTCTCACTTCGGCTATGTCAAGCCCCAAGTGCCCTGAAAAGAAAAACGAAGGAAAGTGTTGAACGAATTGACTAGGTTGATACCAAAGCCGTTCGTAGGAAGGAGTGATATGAACCCTGCGGGCCCGATGGCGTCCACTCAAAAAGTGGAAACGCAATGATCGGTGACGTCTAAACGTCAGGTCCAAGGGGGGAAACCGGACAAAGGGGAAGTGGTGTCAATTGTTGCTGACACTCGTGCAATGTTGGACGATCAATGGGATACTAC